TACGTCACTAACCTCCCAGAAGTACCTGAGATGCTGTTCGATAGCGACACCACGATTGTCGTTAAGGACAGTAAGGAAGGCTGGGCTAAGGCACTGCGTCAAGTGATTGCGTTGCTGTATGCTGGCGAGGTCCCATCTTGGGATGTCTCTAAGGTACGCCCAGCGGGTGCAAAGCTGAAGACCTTCGGTGGTCGTGCTAGTGGCCCAGCGCCCCTAGTGGAACTCTTTAACTTCGTAGTTAACGTCTTCAAGAACGCCAAGGGTCGTAAGCTGTCGTCTATCGAGTGCCACGACATCATGTGTAAGATTGGTGAAGTTGTAGTTGTGGGCGGTGTACGTCGATCAGCTATGATCTCTCTGTCTAACCTGAGCGATGACCGTATGCGTCATGCGAAGTCAGGCGAGTGGTGGTCTAACAACCCCCAACGTGGCCTAGCGAACAACTCAGTATCCTACACTGAGAAGCCAGACAGCCTTTCGTTTATGCGGGAGTGGATGGCACTTGTAGAGAGTGGATCAGGTGAGCGCGGTATCTTCAACCGTGAAGCATCTAAGAAACAAGCTGCAAAGAATGGTCGTCGGGACAATAGTTACGATTTCGGAACTAACCCGTGTTCGGAGATCATCCTGCGTCCCTATCAATTCTGCAACCTAACGGAGGCCGTTGTACGTGCTACTGACACTATTGAATCGCTTGAGCGAAAGGTACGATTGGCAACCATTTTGGGTACGATCCAATCGACGTTCACGACATTTCCTTACCTGCGAAAGGTGTGGCAGCGAAACACCGAAGAGGAGCGGCTGCTCGGTGTGTCTCTCACAGGGATAATGGACAACCCGTTGATGACAACGAAGAACGCTGGATTGGAGAAAACTCTTGAGCGACTTAAACAAATCGCAGTCGATACAAACGCTGAATGGGCTGCAAAGCTGGGGATACCTGTATCTGCTGCCATTACTTGCGTTAAGCCTAGTGGTACTGTTTCACAGCTTGTTGATTCAGCCTCAGGCATTCATGCTCGACACAGCAACTACTACATCCGCCGTGTCCGTGGAGACATCAAAGACCCCCTGACACAGTTCATGGTGAGCCAAGGTATCCCAGCGGAACCTGATGTGTTCAAGCCAGATCAGACAATGGTCTTCAGCTTCCCACAGAAGGCCCCAGAGGGTGCTACAGTTACCTCGGATGTCTCGGCTATCGAGCAACTGAAGATGTGGCTGGCGTATCAACGTGCGTGGTGTGAACACAAACCGTCCGTGACTATCAACGTCAAAGGCGATGAGTGGTTCGAAGTAGGTGCGTTTGTCTATGAACACTTCGACGAGATGTCTGGTGTTTCGTTCCTACCTTACTCGGAACACACGTACCAACAGGCACCTTACGAAGAAGTAGGCAAGTCAGACTACAACACACTGTTGTCAGTGATGCCCGATAGTATCGATTGGGCGAAACTCAAAGAATACGAAGCAGAAGACACAACAATCGGGTCACAGACGTTGGCCTGTACTGGTGGGTCCTGCGAGATCGTAGACTTAACATAAGAAAAAATTAGGGGACCCTCAGGGGTCCTCTTTTTTTCATAAGGAAACCAATGGCAATTCCAGATACCCCATTTCACAAAAAAATAAGATCAGACTTCAAAGTCTTCGTTTACTACATCCACCAACACCTTGGGCTACCTGAGCCAACTCCAGTACAGCTTAACATCGCAGACTACTTGCAGCATGGGCCTAAGCGTTCCATCATCCAAGCGTTCCGTGGGGTAGGTAAATCACACCTTACAGCTGGTTATGTTGTCTGGAGACTACTCAAGGACCCTGAGGCTAAGATACTTGTTGTCTCTGCATCCAAGGAACGTGCTGATGCTTTCTCTACATTCTGTCAGCGTCTCATCTGGGAACTAGAGGGACTAGAGTACCTAAAGCCCCGCACGGAACAGCGACAGTCTAAGATCAGCTTCGACGTAGGCCCAGCGACAGCCTCGCAGTCACCTAGTGTTAAGTCTGTAGGTATTACCTCACAGATCACAGGTTCTCGTGCTGACCTGATTATTGCCGATGACGTTGAGGTCTTGAATAACTCTGGTACGCAACAGATGCGTGACAAATTATCCGAGACTATCAAGGAGTTCGACGCTGTTCTTAAACCTCTTCCTACATCCCGCGTGGTGTTCTTGGGGACCCCTCAGACAGAGGATAGTCTCTACGCAAAGCTACCTGAGCGTGGCTACGAGTGCCGTATCTGGCCAGCACGTATGCCTAAGGAAGAAGAGCAAGATAAGTACGGTGAGAGCCTAGCGCCGTTCATCAAGGAACTAGAGTTAGCGCCCAGCGCACCTACAGACCCCAAACGGTTCGGTGAGGCTGACCTACTGGAACGTGAGGCTTCCTACGGTAAAGCAGGGTTTGCGATGCAGTTCATGCTATCGACCCAGCTGTCCGACATGGAGCGTTTCCCACTCAAGGTACGTGACTTGATCATCATGTCCGTAGATGACGAACAGGGACCTCTGAGGATCACATGGGGGCCTCTAGAGGACCGTGCGTTAAACGCTCTACCCAACGCAGCTATGCGAGGGGATCGACTATACCCACCTATGAACGTGGGGGATGTCTTTGCTGACTTTACAGGTACTGTGATGTCTATCGACCCCAGTGGTCGAGGGGCAGACGAAACAGGCTATGCTGTCGTTAAGATGCTCAATGGTTACTTGTATGTCGTTGCGTGTGGAGGTTTGTCTGGTGGTTACGATGACGTAACACTTACTGAACTCAGTCACATCGCCAAGAAGTACAAAGTCAACCACGTGGTAGTCGAGAGTAACTTTGGTGATGGTATGTTCATGAAACTGCTGCAACCTGTAATAAGCAAGATACACCCAGTGTTGATTGAAGAGGTACGACACAGCAAGCAGAAGGAACGTAGGATCATTGATACCCTAGAGCCTGTCATGATGCGCCATAAGCTAGTGTTAGACCCCAAGGTGATCGAGGAAGACTACAGGACCGCTCAGAAGTACGAGCAAGCCGTAAGGTTCCACAAGATGCTCATCTATCAGATGACACGCATCACCACAGAGAAAGGTTCACTGAGACACGACGATAGACTAGACGCCCTAAGTATGGCCGTGGGTTACTTCGTGGAACAGATGAACAAAGACGAGGTGGCAGGGGAACAAGCACACAAGCAGGATATGCTCGACATGGAACTTCGTAAGTTCATGGACAACGCTTCTAATCCTAATAAGATTAAGAAGCCCATGATCTCCGAGGAACCTACCACCTTCGTATCATTTAGATAGGCCCGTAGAGGCGCTGTGAGGGGGCCTACAGGCCCACCTCTGGTTTTTAGGGGGTAGGGGTGCAGAGAGGGCTTATANGGTCCTCACAGCCACCATCCTAACTTGGCACCGTTGTGTATGATGATCATGAAGCAGGTGATGATATGTACCACCCACCAGAAGGTACGGACAACAGCAATAGCGTCCGCTTGGGTGTCAGTGTCACCTACCTTCTCACCTAGAGACTTAGCCCAGATACGCCATGCGTTACGAAGCATTAGCCGCCTCACGTTCTTTAGAGCGCTGGGTTTCTTCTGGTGTATACGGACGTATATACTCAGGTCCTGTTCTCACGCATCACTTCCTCATAGAGGTTGAATAGCTGTTCGAACTTCCAATCGTACAACTGACGCATACCCATCAGGGCGTTCATCAGTTCGTCCTCGGTGGGCATACGTTCACCATCACCGACCTGCCTAAACACAGCCTCAAGGTCGTTGATGATATTCCAACAGTCCATAATAGGACGTTCAAGGTCATATAGCTTAGGCATCTGTCAGGGCCTCCCATGATACAGGGAATAACTCAGACATCTTCTCACTGATTTGATCTGCTACAACACGGCTTTCGTACTGAGTGTCTGAAGCACACCGTAGGCGACACATGGCTGCGAAGGCATCTAGAGACCCCGACCAGTACCACTCAGTCATAGTGGATTGCGGGAGAACCATACGGGCTTGCTCAGGGGCTACTCCTTTGGAGATCATGTCTTTGTAGACAGCTAGAGAGACGCCATTGAAGCCGTAACGCCCATCGTTTATCTCCCAATCTTCGCAGTAAGGCTCGTAAGGGTCTCTGCCTAAGTCAACGACACCCTCAGAACCTTGCTTCTTATCAGAACTACGACCCCGCCATACGTCAGGCACATAGAACTCAGGCTCATCATCGACATAACGACGACTGATCTCGTTCCACCGTAGGAACTTATGTTTCACAAGTTGCCTAGCGACAAAGATAGGGGCCTTGACGTGNAAGGATGCNAAGGCATGACCGAAGGGGGATGTGTGTTGGTGCTTGGCTAGGTATTGGATGAGGCGCTTGTCACCATCCTTAAGGTGCCACACACCCGTGTTGTCTTCGTCCATAGAGGAACTCTTACCAAAGCTAACTCGTGCTGCGTTCACGACAGACAGGTCACTACCCATGTGGTCGATGTACGTTGTTTCAATCATTGTCTAGTTCCTCGTTGAGTACCCGCTCGACCTCCTCGAGGTCATCGATGACAGCATCTGAAAAGTCCTGTGTCATCTTGGCTAGGTTGTTATGTTTCTCGGCTAACTCCACAAACGACAAGGCAATCTCATCGAGAATACGAGAGACCTTGTGGGCTTCCCATAGGAGGAAGAGGGCGATCAAGATAAAACCTATGTCTATTAACTGACTGACCTCGATCATCCTTAAGACCCCATGATGCTCAGGTGAACCTCTAGGTCCTCATAGCCACCTATAAGACGACCTTCAGGGGAGAAGACCTGAGGGACTGTCTTGAGGTCAGACATACCAAACAGATGTTTGATCCAAGGGTTCTTAGTTAGGTCGTAGTACTCATAGTCAGAGTACTTATCCATGAGCAGGGCTTTAGCCTGTTGGCAGTAGGAACACGTAGGGGTTCCGATAATTACATAGGGGTTCATAAGGTTTTCCTTTGGATGTTCTAGTAAGGGTTAAGAAGACCATCCGTGGAACAAAGAGAGGGTGTAGGTGATGTCGATGATGCTGTTGTCTTAGAGCTATATAAATAAGGGACTTAGAGTTCTTCACCATGTCTAGAATAGACACCCAAGATACCTCTATATATACCTCTAGATACTCTAGAGTACCTATAGACCTATAGGTAACTTAAGTTATCGATAGGATTCTATAGTAACTCTAGTATCTTAAAGTATCCTCTAGACAGAACATCATCACCGACACAGGCGTAAGCCTTGTCAAATAGATAACCTTTAGATGACTATAGTTACGTTGGTATCTGTAGGTATCTGTAGGAAACCTATGAGAGGGTCTTTAGGTATCTGTAGGTATCTGTAGGGGACTCTAGGGAAACTCTAGGGGACTTAAAATGACACAAAAATCTCTTGGGTCTTATATATACGTGACCCTCCCCTGATCCCCCCATGGGGGTGTGGTCGGTCCCCCAATCACA